ACGACTTGCTCACTGGAGAATTAATAAACTTTAAAAATAAAGACTATTACTTCTCTAACGATTTTAATAATAAAAACTCTATGAAAAAATGGCTTAGCCAGCAAACCGCTGAGGGCCAGAAAGAGTATCTAAAAAAATTCCTCTCTCAAAGAAAACAAAAACACAACTTAATTTATGCACCTACTGAAGTCGAGCTTAGATCTACTACTAGCCCGCCCGTTCCTTATTATCATAAGCTTTTTTTGGATTACTATAACATTTGCAATTCTTTGGGCTATAAAATCAAATACACATACCCAAAAGAAGCGCTAAAATATAAAATTAAAGACGGTTTTAGTATTTATATTGATACGAGAGAGCAGATGCCTCTAGTTATTGATTATCCTACCGAAGTTAAGGGCTTAAAATTTGGAGACTACGCTATCAATGATCTAGAAAATAAATGTTATATAGAAAGAAAGTCTATCTCTGATTTCATCGGCACAATGAGCGGCGGATACGAAAGATTTTGCCGAGAAATAGAAAGATCAGTAGCAGCAGAGGCTAATCTTATTGTATTGATAGAGCGTCCTCTACAAGAGTGCTTAAGCTTTCAATATTTAAATTATGTATCTAAGAAAATTAAAGTTACTCCAGAGTTTGTTTTCTTTAATGTAAGAGAATTAATACAAAAATATACCAATGTCCAATTCTTGTTTGTCGATGGCCGAGAAGAGTGCGTGCGAGTAATGAAGAGGGTCTTTTTTAGCGGCGGAGAATATAAAAAATACGACTTGCAATTAATGTACGATTTAAAACTCCTGTAATATGTGGCACGAAACACCTAAATACAAAAAAAGCACTCAGAATTACAACGCTATCTTTGCGCAGCTCGAAGGGGAGCTGGAAGACAAAGAAGCTAAGATTACTCTGTGCAAATTTTTGCGTCAGAATCTTTATTTAACAACTTATTTATTAACTGGGATAAAGCTTTCGCCTTACCAAGAGATAACTCTTAAAGGCATGTTTAATAGAAACTTTTCTATGTGCGTGTGGGGTCGTGGTTGCGCTAAATCATTTATTGCTAGCGTGTACTGTGTGTTGCAATGCGTTTTTGAGCCTAATACAAAGATTCTTGTAGCTGGTCCTACTTTTCGTACAGCTAGAGCTATATTTAATAATATAGAAAAAATGAGCGAAACTAAAGGCGCAGAATTATTGCTACAAGCTTTCGGCGCGAAGAGTAAAAGAAACGATCTTTACGAATGGGACATTAATGGTGGGTCGATCAGGGCTATTCCTCTAAGCGGCGAAAAGATTCGTGGTTTCCGCGCGAATATTCTTGTTCTTGACGAGTTTTTGCTTTTGCCAGAAGAAATTATCAAAAATGTTTTGATGCCATTCCTAGTTGCTCCTCAAGACATGAAAAGACGTATAGATATTAGAGAAATGGAAGACTTGCTAATCAAAGCAGGGAAAATGCAAGAGGAAGACCGCATGGTATTTGTTAATAGTTCTAAAATGATAGCTTTGTCTTCTGCTAGCTATACTTTTGAAAATCTTTACAAAACTTATCAAGAGTGGATAAATAAAATTACTTCCCCGGACAAAGAAGACTCTACTTATTTTGTTTCTCAATTAGGGTACGAAGCTTTGCCGCCAGAAATGATAGACAAAACAATTATTGAAGAAGCCCAGAGCGGCGGGACTTCGCACTCGGCTTTCCTTAGAGAGTATTGCGCTCAATTCACTGATGGATCAGATAGCTATTTTAGCGCAAAGAAAATGGAAGCCTGCACTCTTAAAGACGAGTATCCTCACACGTTAATAAAAGGAAATAATGGTAAAAAATATATTGTTGGAATTGATCCGAATATGAGCGACAGCCCAAATGCGGATTACTTTGCTATATCTGTTATGGAATTAGACGAGGAGACTGGTATAGGAATCCTTGTGCATACTTACGCTGGCCTAGGGAATTTAAATAACCACGTTAAATATTTTAATTATATTATGACATACTTTGATGTGGTTATGATAACTTTAGATAACGCTGGCGCAGATATTTTCATTGACACTTGCAACCAGTCAGAGTTATTTAAAGCAGCAAAAATAAATATCAAAACGATAGACTACAATGCTGATGCAGAAGGGCAAGATTTAGAAATGCAATTAAGAAACGCCAAAGCTCAATACAATTTGTCAGACTATAGAATAGCTTTTAGCCAAGTGTTCACATCTAGCTTCATTAGAAAAGGAAACGAATACTTGCAAGCTTGCATCGATTATAAAAAAGTTTTATTTGCATCTAGGACTTGCTCTAATGATAAGTTTTTTGATAATGTCATAACTATAAATCTTCCTAAAGATTTGATATTTACTGGAGACAAGGCCGATTGGAGTAATTTAGACTTTATAGAAAATCAAGACGACTTTATTTATCAAACGAAAAAACAATGCGCCCTAGTAGAATGTTCTAGCACCTCTAGAGGCATGCAAAATTTTGATTTGCCTCAGCATTTGAAAAGAGGATCTTCTGCCACAAGAGCTAGAAAGGATAACTATTCAGCATTTATGTTGGCGAATTGGGGCGTTAAATCTTATAACGATATAATGAAACAAACTGTAGAAAATAGCACTTTTACATTTGCTCCAGTGATGTTTTAGTGTAACTTTATAATAGCATGGCTAATTTGATCAGGAGAAAGCAGGTAGATCAGGTAGAGTTTTCGGGGTTCATCGTAGAGGTGGGCAACGTGAATTATTACCCATCAGTTTCTAATCCTTCTGGCTATTTAAATCAATCTGATCTCAATTCAGCAACAGGAACACTTAATTCTACCATAAACGCCGCTTCTGGTACTTTAAATTCTGCTATAATAAATACTGGAGCCGCCGCCTACTCTTATTCAGATGCCGTTAGCGGTGTGTTGTCTACAAGATTAAATAACACTGGAAATTCTCTTAGCGGGCAAAATATTGCCTTAAGTGGATATGTTGTTTCTGTTAGTGGAAATCTATACAGCTCTATTACTACATCGAGTGGAGTTTTAAGCACTAAAGTCGATACTGCTAGTGGATATCTAAAATCCTACACAGATACCACTTCTGGATTATTATACAATCAAATCTTAGCTCAATCAAGTGCTACAAACGTTACCAATATAGCGAGTGGAGATAATTTCAATTTTAGTGGTAAAAAGAATTTTATTTCTCCGATAACAGCCCAAAAAATAAACATAAGCGGCTCTCTTACTCCGACATCTATTTCTATCATAGCTTCTTCTGGGGTGGTTTCTGTCGCAGGCAATGCTGGTAATTTTGTAAGCTATTATGAGACTGGAGCGAATGCTTCTTTGTGGGCTGTTACTGATTCAGTTGGCTTGCCAATGATAGAATTGTTTGACGACTATACTTTGATTTTAGGGCACGGCAGTAGACCGTCTGTGACTTTAAGCGGAGTATCTGGGTATATTCTAATGCAAAATTTACCAACTCAAGCTCAAACTGGAAGCCTTCCTTTAGGAGTAATTTTTAGAAGCGGAAACCATTTAATGATTATATAACATGAGAAAGCCAAAGATCCAAGAAATCAAGCCAATGATGACTGCTTACGCAGCTTCCTCAGAGAACTCTCCGATACAAGCTCGTAGAAATCTTGCTGGCGACATTGAAAGAACAGACAGATTTTATAATATTGATTATGGTCTAGTGCCATTCAAGTATTCAAATAATTTGCAGAATAAGAGTGGCCTAAATGTTAGAGACGCTGTTATTTTGTGTCAGAAGGCTTATTATAATTTCTCTTCTTTCAGAAATGTTATTGATTTAATGACGGAGTTTTCTAGTAGTAAAATTTACTTTACTGGCGGCAATAAGAAAGCTAGGGATTTTCTAGACGCTTTATTCAAAAAGATTAATATTGATAACTTTGTAGACAAATTCTTTAGAGAGTATTATCGCTCTGGAAATGTTTTCATTTACAGATTCGATTACAAGGTTAATCCTGGAGATGTAGCTAAAATAACTCAAGTATTTGGATCTGATTCTACTGCTGCCGCTAGCAAATTAGAGTTGCCATCTAAGTACATGATTTTGAATCCTGCTGATATCCAATATGGCGGAAACATTTCATTTGTTGGTGGTAATTATTATAAAATTCTTACAGATTACGAACTACAAAGATTGCGCAATCCAACTACTGATGAAGATAGAGAAGTATTGAAAAGCTTAAGTGAAAAAAATAAACTAAACTTGCAAAAGAAAATTTTTTCTGGAGCCGGAGCTTACATTACAATTCCTTTAGACACAGAGCAAGTATCTGCTGTATTCTACAAGAAACAAGACTACGAACCATTCTCTGTTCCTATGGGCTTTCCCGTATTGGAAGACATTAACTGGAAACAGGAAATGAAGAAAATGGATATGGCATTAACAAGAACAACTCAACAAGCTGTTCTATTAATTACCATGGGCTCAGAGCTAAAGAGCGGCGCTTTAAATATTAATCAAAAGAATATCGAAACAATGCAGGCTCTTTTCCAAAATCAATCTGTTGGGAAAGTTCTAGTTTCTGATTTCACCACAAAAGCTCAGTTTATTATTCCTGATATCGCTAACATACTTGATCCTAGAAAGTATGAGGTAGTAAACACAGATATCCAGCAAGGTTTAAATAATATTTTAATCGGAGACGAGAAGTTCTCTAGTTCTAGTATTAAAACTAACATATTCTTCCAGAGATTAGAGCAGGGAAGACAAGCTTTCTTAAATGATTTTCTAGTTCCAGAAATTAAAAGACTTTGCAAAGATTTAGGATTTAAAAATTTCCCGATGCCCAATTTTGAGGAAATTGATATAAGAGATTCTTCTGTTTGGGATAGAGTAGTTGCTCAATTGGCTCAACTTGGGGTGCTAACTCCAGAAGAAGCTTTGCAAGCTATAAGCTCAGGAAGACTGCCTGACCCAGACGAGTCTGTAGAGTCTCAGAAGAAATTTAAAACTTTAAAAGAAGAGGGGCTTTATGCGCCGATAGCAAACGGAGCTGCCGCAGCCGGAGCGACAAATACAGGAAGACCTCCTGGAGCCAAATCTCCTCAGAAAACCAAGAGCGTGTCTCCTCCTGGATCTAATAAAAAAGCGCCAGCAATAGCTTCTTACTCTATGAAAGGAATTTCTCAGTCTTTCAAAGAGTATGAAACTCTATCTGCAAAAGTAGAAGATTTTCTAAAGAAAAAACATGAAAAGAAAAAGCTAACCCAAGAGCAAAAATCTATAGCAGAGCAGATATCGCAAAATATTATAATCAATGAAGAAAAAACCAATTGGGATCATTCGATTAGGGCTTATTGCGAAGGAGAGAAGCAGGACAACCCAGAGAAAATTAATAAACTTTTAGACATTTCAGAAGAGCATGGAGTTGATCTTTTTTCAGCGGCGATATTAAATATTAGTCAAATTTCTGAAGAAAAAGTGTAATATTTAACGTTAATTCAAAATGAATTTTGAAATAGAAACTAAAGTTCTCGGCAAGAAATCTGAATCCTCAGATTTTTATGTTGACTTTTCTCTCAAGTTGCTTTCGGCATTGAAAGAGAGAGTCCGAGAACATAATGATAAGAACGAAAAGAAGGTCAGTTTAAATCAGGTGATAGAAAAGTATTGCAGCGCGGCGTCCATATATCTTAAAGACGAGTCAATTGATATTAATACTTATTCAATGGCTAATGTGAATGAGTTCTTGGAGGGGGGTAAGGGCAATTTTAATTTAGATAAGGCGGAGAAAGATATACAAAAATACGGTTTAGATTTTGATTTCGAAAACGTTAATAATCTTTATATATCTTATCCTAAACAAAAAACAGATAAATGGTTTGAAATTTGATTATGAATTATAACTACACTACAACATTTAGTTCTATTCTAAGACCATTGGTTTCAGAAGAGAAGGATAAGTATTTAGCATTGGCATCTCTTGCTCAAGTTGGGAGCTTTATCCCTAATGTTGACACGGAAAAAAACGTTGATCTTTTGCCGGTCGCTTTTAATGCTGCTGTAATTAATAGAGTCAACAAAAATGGCGACGTTATCGATACGCAAACAGCCATCTCGTCTTATAAAGACTTTATAAACAAGCCAATAAATATTGAACACAATAGAGAGAGAATTATTGGAGTTATTTTAACCGCCGGGTTTAGTGAATTTGGGTCAGACGCTTCGCTTTCTGAAGATCAAGTCAAAGACTTGAAGGGGCCTTTTAATATCACTCTCGGCGGTGTAATTTGGAAAATTGCTAACCCTGATCTTGCTGATAAAATCGAGGATTCTAGCGACGTTACTAGCGATAAGTATCAATCAGTTAGCGCAAGTTGGGAGCTTGGATTTAATGATTATAATGTAATAATGATCGATGGAGAGTCCAAGAATATAGAAGATGGGGATTTGATTTCTGATGCTAGTCAAATAGAGTCTATTAAAAATAGCTTAAAAGCGTTTGGCGGCTCAGGCAAGGTAGATAAAACTAAGTCTATTTATAGAAAAGTTATTGGCAATGTTGTACCACTAGGAATCGGCTTAACAGAGACCCCTGCTGCTGATGTAAAAGGCATCGCAACTCACAAATCTGAAGCTTCTGTAGAAATTGTTGAAGAAAATATTTCCAAAATTAATAATTTAAATGTAAATAAAGATAACGATAATAAAGTTATGAACATTACTAGTATCAAAGATATCACAGATGAGAGTTTGAAGCAAGTTACTGCTTCTCAAATTTCTGATCTTATAGAACAAGAATTAAAGGTCGCATCAGAAAAGTACGCTTCCGAAAAAGCCACTTTTGAGCAGTCCTTGAAGTCTGCTAATGACAAGTACGATACTCTAGCTGCTGGACAAGATGTTCTGCAAAAGGAAATCTCTGCTCTCAAGACATCTCTCCAAGCCTCAGAGGACGAGAAGCAAGCTATTGTTGCTAATGAGAAGTTTAACGAGAGAATGAATGCTTTTGATTCTGAATATGATTTAGACGCTGAAACTAGACAAGTTCTAGCATCTGATATCGCTGGCCTTGATGACGACTCTTTTGCCGCTTACAAGAATAAGATGGCAGTATTCATGAAGACCAAGAAAAAGGGAGAGAAACAGAAGATGGACGACAAGGAAGACTCCAAAGAGTCTAAAGCCTCCGTCTCTGAGGTCATCGACCAAGCAGCCGCAAATGGCGAAAAGAAGGCAGCGGTTATTCCTGCTACCTCTACTGCTTCTGACGATTCCCTATTTAATAAATACAAACAAGCTTTTGACTATGATGGATTCGTAGTCGGATAAAAAAACACAATATAACATAAGGATAAAATATGGCTTATAAACTAAGAGCTTTTAGAGATTATGATGAACACGATGTACTAAATCTGTTCTCATACGACACAACTGGTTTGTCCGCTGGTTCGATCAGCATCACCAAGGGAAGCTTGGTCAAGATCGCTACCGGATGGAAAAACTACGATTCAGGCGTTGAGCTTGGCGGTGGACTAGAGTTCATCGGCGGAGCTGGAACCCTGCAACCCAACAACACAGTTTCCCAACGCTATGGAGTAACCGCTAAGGTAGTAACCAGTACCACTGGTGAAACCCCAATCGGTATGATGCTCTATGACGTTAAAGACGTTGACGAGAATGGAGAACTTCTCAAGTACAAGCCCCGCAAGGCTGCTGAGATGCAAGCTGTAATTCCTGGGCAAGCTGTCCCAGTAGTTACTCGCGGCATCTTCCTAGTGCAAGGTGTTCTTGGAACTCCTACTGCTGGTGGAGTAGCTTATGCTGGTGGAACTGGACAAATTACCTCTTCCACTGGAACAGCTGGACCCAACATCGCGAACGTCGCTATCGGTAAGTTCCTCGGAGCTGCTGATACAAACGGCGAAACCCTCGTTAAATTGGCCCTATAATATAAAGGATTAACATGAGAATTAAATTAAAAAATACCCCCGAGCAAGTAGAGCTAATTAAGGCTCTTGGCTCCAAAAATAGATTAGTCGCTGCTGAGGCTTCTGAAGCTTTCGCCGCTTTCCTTGGTCCTGTTATTCAAAGAGTAATTTTGCAAGCTGGAACAGCTTCTCAAATTTACACAGACGC